GTGGAGGTCTCGTCCAAAACCAAGCTCGAGACGGACCACCGCAACGTGTCGGCGCGGCTGAAGATCGCCGAAGAGCGCCTCAAGACGTCGGAGCAGGAACTGACGGAAGATGAGTTCCTGGCCCGGGCACCGGCGCCTTACAAGACGATCATCGAGGCGGCGAAGGCCCAGGAAGCGACGATCCGCGCGTCGCTCGTGTCGCAGTTGAAGGACTGCGGGGCGATCAGCGAGGAAGACCTGAAGAAGAAGTCGACGGATGAACTGAAGACGCTCGCGTCGTACGCTCGCGTCGAGGTTCCTGACTTCAGCGGACGCGGCGTGCCGCGCGAGCCGAATGCGACGGATCGTAACAGCTACGTTCCGCCGGACCCGTACGCGTCGGGCCTGAAGGCCCTCCGAGAGAGAACCCAGTAACCGGCGCGAAGGCGCCAAGCAAAAGGAGAGGCTTTCATGGCAATCACGAGACTCAACCCGAACACGATCTTCCTGGGAGGCGAGCGCACGCAAGTCGGCGATCTTGCCTGCAGCGAAGCGATCACTCCTGGCATGCTCGTCGAGGAGTTCAACAACGGCGGCATCATCCGGTGGCGCAAGGCGACGGCGGACATCGCGGGGCCGCCGGCCATCGCCACGGAGCACGCGATGGCGAACCGCGGGGTCGACGACAACTACATCGCGTCGGACCTCCTCGAGGTCAGCATCGGCCACAAGGGCGCCACGTTCTGGGGCCTGATCGCGTCGGGCCAGAACATCGCGGCCGGCGCGCTGCTCGGCTCGGCCGGCGGCGGCACGCTCAAGTCGGGTGCCACCGTCGCGCGGTTCACGGCGCTCGAGAACAAACCATCGGTCACGGTCCTGACGCGCATTCGCGTCGAGGTCCTCTAACACGGGGGCCTCTAGCCCACAAGGAGAACGCGAATGGAAACGCAGCCAAAGGAAATGAGATTCATGGCGGGTAACAACGAGAATTGGAAGGGGACGTCTCCCCTCACCAATGTCGTGATGCGGGCGCTTCAGGAAGCGGGCGGATGGTCGATCGAGGCCATGCGGCGGCCCGGCTTCAAGATGATGGCGGCGGTGGAGAACGAGTTCGCCTTCAGGGCGCTCGGTCCTCTGCAGGACAAGGCGCAGGTGCTCATCGACCAGGCGGTCGTCGAAGTCGGGCTCCAGCGCCTGACGTTCGCGGCCGACATCATGGCGGCGGGCCTGACGTACAACCTGACCGACCCGCTCTCGGTGGCCCAGCTCGAGTGGAACGCCATCAACAAGATCGGCGCGGCGCAGAGGACGATGTCACCGTCGGCGAGGGGTGAGAACAAGATGCCCATCGTGACGCCGAACCGCCTGCCGATCTACCTGACGACCGACCAGTTCGAGATCGACATCCGGACGCTGAAGATGTCTCAGCGCGTCGGAACGCCGCTCGACACGGCGATCGTCAAGCAGTGCACACGCGCCGTGAACGAGGCCATCGAGGACGCGGCCATCAACGGCGCGACGACGCTGGACGGACAGCCGCTCCAGGACGCCGGCTACCAGGCCCCCGGGTTGCTGAACGCGCCGAACGCGGAGGCCGAGACGCTGACGGCCGCCGCGTGGTCGACGGTCCCGGTCGGCGCCACGGTCTTCGCGCAGACCATGGCGATGATCAAGAAGCTCCAGGACAACAAGAAGTACGGACCGTACCGCTTGTACGTGCCGACTGTTGTCGGGAACGCCCTTGACAACGACTACGACGCGACGAGCCCGTCGCAGGGCCTGACGATCCGTCAACGGCTCCTGAAGATCGAGAATCTTCAGGCGATCCGCGTGGCGGACCTCCTGCCGGCGACCAAAGTCGCGCTCGTGCAGATGACGTCGGACGTCATCGACATGGTCGTCGGGCAGACCCCGACGGTCATCCCGTGGACGTCGCTGGACGGCTTCACGATCCACAACCTGGTCATGGCGATCATGATCCCGCGCGTCCGCTCGGACTACGACGGCAACAGCGGGATCTGCATCGGGACCCTCACGTAAACGGAAGGGGAGCGAGCTTCCCCCTCGAAAGGAGAAAGAGAAGATGGGCACAACCACGACACCGGCGGTAGTGACGGCCCCGGAGGCCGCGGCGGCGGAGAAGCGCGCCGCGGTCGAAGGGGCGTCTTCCGTGGCGGACGCCGTGAAGAAGGTGGCGGACGCGGCGGTCGAGGCCGCGTCAAAGGCGAAGACGGCGGGCCCGCCGCCCGAGATCACCGTCACGGCGAACGCGAAAGGGAAGTTCGTCATCCGCGGCTCCGGCCTCGGGAAGTCCGGGACGGTGAAATTCGGCCCCCACCAGGCGAACACCGTGGAGTGGGGCCCGGAGTACATCGCGGGGCAGACGCCCGGCGGGCTGTCCGGCGAGACGGAGGTCGTCGTGCACGTCGACGACAGGACCTCGAAGAAGGCAACGATCGTCCTGTAGTTGAAGTCGCCTCGAGGCCGGAGGGTCTGGGACCCCTCGGCGCAGAGGAAACGACGATGAACAGATTCTTATTGATATGGTCGCAGTTTTGGAGTCCAGCAATCATACTTTTGATTGAGCAGGTCGGACTTTTAGTCAAACAAGGAGAAAAAATCATGGCAGCGATCGATGATCTCAGAGCATTGCTTCAGCGTGTTGACGCGGCGACGACCGAGATCGCGGCGGACCTGCAGGCCCTGAAGGACAAGATCGGCACGCAGATGACCCAGGAAGAGGTCGACGAGGTGAAGGCAGGGCTGGAGGCCGCGGCCTCGAAGCTCGAAACCACGGCGGCGGGGCAGTAGCCGTGTTCACGATACCCATCGTCCTGTCGGGGCTCGCCTTGGCGTTCGGGAGCTACGCGGCGCTCAAGGAGCCGACGCTTGCGGCGCGGAGCTGCTTCGTGACGTCGCTCGTGGTCTTCATCCTCGCCGTCCTCGGCGGCCTGGGCCGGTAGATGGCCGTCATCGACGCGACGGTCGGCGGCGCGACCTCGAACTCGTATCTCACGACGGCCGAGGCCGACGCGTACTTCGACACGAGGACGGCGCTCGTGCCGCCGTGGGCCTCGGCCGCGGACCCTGAGGCGGCTCTGATCATGGCGACGCGTCTGATGGACGCGCTCGCGCAACCGTTCAAGACGTTCGTGCCGGGTCCTCCCGGGGACCCGGGCTATTACCGCGTCCGGCGACAGTGGACGGGCGCGGCGGCGACGTCGACGCAGCGGCTCGCGTGGCCCCGCACGGGGATGCTCACCCGGAACGGATACCCACTCGCGTCGACCGTCATCCCGCAGGAGCTGAAGGACGCGACGGCGGAGCTCGCCGGGCAATTGCTGGCGCAGGACTTCACGCTGAATAACCAGGTCGCGCAGCAAGGTATCACGTCGGTCAAGGCCGGGTCCGTCGCCGTGACGTTCCGCGACGACATGATTTTCAAGCAAGTCATACCGGATGCCGTCTACGACTTGCTAGTGCAGTCGTGGCTGACGGATGAGGTGGTCGAGTCGGTCGGGCGGTTCGAATTCGAGGTGATTTGATGGCTTACTCTGTGGCGGCGTCCGGCATCATCAAGCATCTGATCGAGGAGGAGCTCATCCCGAAGGAGTCCCTCAACGTGCAGATCAACTTCCCGACCGATGGCGTCCTGACGGTTCGCTACGAGGTGTTCATGACGGGCGACAGGCTGGCGCGGTTCCAGCGGGCGTTCGCAAAGTTCCTGGCTGAGAACCCAGAGTCGGATTTGGTAGTGATATGAGCATTCTCAGCAACGCCGTCGCGATTCTGGACTCCGTGACGCAGTCGCTCGGGCTGCAGTCCGAGGTCGTGCATTTCCATTGGACGTCGCAGAGCGACGACGGCGTGAAGGCGTTCACGCCTGCGGCGGGCACGAAGCGGAAGGCGACCTGGGACAAGCGCGTCCGTATAGTCGCGGGGCTAAATGGACAGCAGGTGACGTCGACCTCGAGCCTGATCTTCCCGCGGCCCATAGATGTGGACGCGCGCGACGAGTTCACGCTGCCCGACGGGAAGCTCGGGTTGATCGTATCGCTCAGCGGCTTCGGGGACCCGGTGACGAAGAAACCGTTCGCGACGGAAGTGTTTCTCGGATGAGCGTCGTCCACTTCTACAGGCCGATCCTCCGTTACGTCGAGGTCGGCGACGGCGAGGAGATGGCTGAGCTCGGCGATCTTCGCGCGAAGTTGTGGTTCATCCGGATTCCGTTGCGTGTTGCGGTTTGGCTCAAGTCTTGGAGACAGGAACATAAAGCATGAAGCGCCTACTCTGGATCGGCGACGCGTGTGTGGATAGCGGTTTCGCGCGTGCTACGCATTACACGATGGAGGGACTCGACTATAGGCTCCGCGGCAAGTTCGATTGTTCGGTGCTGGGGCTGAACTACCTGGGCGACCCGCACCCGTACCCGTACAACGTCTACCCTTGCTGGCCGGGCCAGGACATGTGGGGCGTCGGCAGGCTGGAGCAGGCGCTGCCGTTCTGGCTCACGAATCCCGAGGCGTGCGGGATCGACGGCGCGTGGCCGATGCCCCGGCCGGACGTGGTTGTCGTGCAGAACGACCCGTGGAACGTCCCGTACTACACGGAGGTGCTCAAGGAGACGGGGATCCCCATCGTCGCCTCGGTCCCCGTGGACGGGAAGAACTGCCGCGGCGGCACAGCGTCGGGCAAGACGATGAAGGAACTGGGGATGAACGCTCTCGCCCTGACCGTCTTCTGGACCGAGTTCGGGCGTCTCGAGGCGGAGCTCGGCGGCTACGAGGGACCGGCGGCCGTCGTGCCGCTCGGGGTCGATCGCGACATTTATCACCCGTACGACAAGGCCGAGTCGCGGCGTTGGCTGGGGCTACCGATACCGGAGAACGCATTCCTCGCCGGATACGTCGGACGCAACCAGCCACGGAAGCGCCTCGACCTGACGCTCATGTACTTCGCGGAGTGGATCAAGAAGTACGATAGGCGCGACGCGTACCTCTTCGTCCACTGCGCGCCGACAGGCGAGATGGCCTTCGACCTCGAGCAGCTTGTCCGGTACCTGAAGATACAGTCCCGCGTGATCGTCTCCTCGCCCGAGGCAAGGAAGGGCGAGACAGAGGAGACGCTCGCGCGGCTCTACTCGGCGTTTGACGTCCACATGTCGACGTCGCAGAGCGAGGGTTTTCATTTACCGTCGCTCGAGGCCATGGCCTGCGGCTGCGTCGCGATGGCGGGGAACTGGTCTGCGCTCGGGGACTGGGCGCGCGGCGCGGCGTACCTCGTCCCGTGCACGGGGAACATCTGCACGCACAATTCGATCAACGTCATCGGCGGATTGCCGGACCGAGAGGCTTACGTCGTTGGGCTCGAGGAGCTGTACTCGGACCCGATCACGCGTCGGTGGTGGTCGCAGAAGGGCCTCGACCGGGCCGCCGAGCCGCGGTTCGATTGGAAGAACATCGGTGACGCGTTCGCCGCTGTCGTGGAGGGGGTTTTCAAGACCAAATCGCAGCCGCTCTGGAAGGGCGAGAAGCAGCTCCGGGATCCTTTCGAGGTCCCGCCGAAGCCCGTCGCGCCGAAGCTTCGCGTCTTGCGCGAGGGCTCCGTCCCGACGCCTGAACCTGAGGAACTGCCGGACCCCAATCCAGTTCATCGAGGATCTTTTTGATGGCTAAACTCATAGGCCTCTCGTACATGAAGGGCCGCCTGCTACGCTTCGCGCAGGAGTACCCACGAGTCGTGGGTCAGGCGCTCTACGACGAGCTGAACGAGATCGAGAAGCCGGAGTCGCAGCGCCGGATACCGAAGGACACGCATGCCGCGGAACTTAGCGCCGTGGTGCTCGGGCCGGACATCAGGCCCGGCCGCGTCGTGGCCGCGCTGGCGTACGCCGCGCAGGGTGAGACGAACCCGAAGACCGGCGAGCTGGTCGAGACGTATATTGTCCCGCTCCACGAGAACCTCGACGCGATCCACCCGGTCGGCGAAGCGAAGTTCCTCGAGTCGGTGATGAACGAGTCTGAGCGCTTCCTCGGCGACCGCATCGCGCGGCGCGCGGGGGTCGAGAAGGTGATCGTCTGATGTCTTTTTCGCCACTACCGCCACGTCGGCCCGATTACTTGACAGAGTTGCCATTTTCATTGGTACTGGCTTTTTTCGGCGTTATCTTGTTTTTGAGCTTCGCGTTGCTCGGCGCGACGTGGATTGTCATGAGGATATTCGGATGAGCTTCACCGACGAGATCAAGTCGAGGCTGGTCGCCCAAGGGGTGACGGATTTGATCCTCGTCGGCATGAAGCCCGTGCTTCCGGATGAGGCTGGAAAGAAGTTCATCACCATGCGGGAATACGGCGGACGCGCGCCGTGGCGCGTCCACAATACCGGAGCTGCGACGCGGTACGCGCGGCCGGGGCTACAGGTGATCGCGCACGCGCCGAACACGGTCGACTCCCTCGCGCTCGCGTATCAGGCTTACAACGCGCTTTGCTTCGTCAATACCGTGATAAGCGGCACGACCTACATACAGGTCAACCCGCTTCAGGAACCCTATCCTCTTGGTCTGGACACCAAGGGTCGTGTTCAATTCGTGTTCAACGTCGAGACATTGAAGACACCCTCATAGGAGACAGACACAATGAGTCTAGCAGTAGCAGCAACAGGGATACTCGTCAAGAGGTCGGCGGGCATCAACACCACGTCGTACGTCACGGTCGGGGAGCTCACGAGCGTGACGCCGGCAGGGAAGAGCAGGAATAAGCTCGAGACGTCGACGCACAACGACGGCTCAGAGAGCTTCGTCCTGGGCATTCTCCGTCAGGGAGATCCGGGGTTCCACATCAACTACGTCGGGTCCGACGCGACGCACATTGCCATCATCGCGGACATCGACGGCAACATCCCGAACAGCTGGCAGTTCGCGTTCCCCTCGGGCGTGAAGCGCTCGGGCAACGCGCGCGTGCAGCAGTTCGTGTTCGATCCGGCGCCGGTCGATTCGATTCAGGGAGTGACGTGTGCGTTGGCGTGGGCCGGTCCCGTGACCGACTCTCCGACGTAAAGAGGTCAGGCGCGCCACACGCGTCTTCCAGGCCGTCGGCCCCAGGCGTTTCGGTGGGTTTCGGCGCTACCACCGGGGCGCTCCCGTCACGGCGACAATACGGGAGGGGCACATTTTCAACCAGCCGCTCTGGAGGCGGCGCATTATGGCGACAGTACAAAATCCGGAAATGGCAGCGGAACTCAGGGGTTTGCTCGGGATCGACGATATCGAGAGGGTCGACGACACGGCGTTCAAGACCGTCGAGGTCCCGGAGTGGGGTGGAAGCATTAGGATAGGGACCATCAACGCCGGGACGATGCTCGAGTACGTCAAGTCGAACGACACGGCGGCGAAGTTCAACTCGGGCCTCAGGATGATCGTGGACAGCCTCGTCGACGCGAACGGTAAGCGCATCGGCCAGTTGAGCCACATGGAGATGCTCAAGAAGAAGAACAACATGGTCATCCAGAAGGTCGCCGAGGAGATCCTCAAGCTCAACGGTGTCGAGAAGAAGCCGTTCGATTTCCAAGACCGCTTGAAGGAAGCCGGGGAGGACCCGACGAAGCTCGGCGCTCTTATCGCCGTGCTCCGGCAGTCAGCGGACAGCCTCGAGGCGGCCGGGACGGACAAGGAGAAGCTGAAGGCGGTTGCCGCTGGGAAGGTTGAGGAAGACGCAAAAAACTCTTCAGGCGGGACGCCCTAAAGCGTTTCGCCTTCCGCCTAGCGGCGCACATGCGGCGTCCCGACGTCTACGGGATGCTGCAGGAGATCCAGTGGAAGACGTTCGAGGATTGGAGGATTTTCACTCAGCTGGAACCACTCGACAGGGAGGTCTACCAGCTCGCGTACATCGCCCAGATGCTGTTCAACATCCACAGGGATCCGAAAACGCACCCGGACGGGTTGCCGATCGAGCGGTTCGTGCTGAGTTTCGACTCTGAGGAGGCGAAGCCGGAGGAGCCAGCGCAGACGGTCGAGTACATGGAGACGGTCCTCCTGGCGTGGATGGACGGGCATAACGCAAGCCTCAAAGAAAAAGGACAATGGCCGGAATCTTTGACATAGGAACCCTTCAGGGGAACATCGAGATCAGCGAGGAGATCACGAAGACCGCTGCCCGCGTGAACAGGGAGCTGGACTCTATCGGCTCCAAGTTCGACGGGATCACGAAGGGCCTAGTCATCGGTTCCGCTGCCATTGTCGGCGCGATAGGCGGGATCGCGGCGGGCATTGTCCTTCTCGGGGAAAAGGGCTCGACGATCCTTGGTGTCGAGGAGGCGTTCGACAAGCTCGCGGTGTCAATCGGGGAGACCGGCGACGCGTTGCTAGGTGGCCTGACGGAGGGGGTCAAGAGCACAGTTGACAGTTTTGAATTGATGCAGTCAGCAAATCGCGCTCTGTCGGCCGGCGTGAAGTTGACTGCGGCGGACATGAAGACGCTCGGCAGCGTTTCCAGAGAGATGGGGAAGGCGGCAGGGACGGACGCGGCGACGGAGCTCGACAAGCTGTTCAGGGCGCTGACGACCGGGCAGCCGCGTCTTATCCGTCAGTCCGGACTCGTGGTCGACCTGGAAAAGCACCAGAAACTGCTTGCGGCGAGTTTAGATACGACGGTAGATAAACTAAACCGTCATGGTCAAACCTTGGCCGCGCAGAACGCCATCATGGAGGCCGCGCGACAAAAGCTCGAGCTGTACGGCGAGTCGCAATTGTCATTCAAAGAGCGCGTGCAGCAGGCACAGGTCGCCGTCGGGGATTGGGTTGACACGCTCAGCAAGACGATAGCCAGTTCGCCCGCCGTGATGAAGGCGTTCGACGACGTCGCCAACGCGATAGCGGAGGCGTTTGGCGACAAGGGTCAGGGGCTGATCGACACGCTGACGAAAGGGATTGACAAGTTCGCCGAGGGCGTGAGCTACGCCGCGCAAGGCATAGTCCCGTTGAAGAACGCGATCATGTCCGTCATCGACACGGTAAAGGGTTTCTGGGACTGGCTTGTGGACTTGAACGACCAGTTCAAGATTACTGACACGGTCGTGAGGGTCGCGCGGGCGTCGTGGACGTTCCTCAAGGACGCATTCAACCTCGTTCGTGACGCTGCTGCCGGCGTGATCGCGGCATGGCGGCAGATGCCTGAGTGGCTCCAGCAGATTTCCAAGACGGCTCTTCTCGCCGGGGCCGGGATCACTGGCGTCACGGTGGCAGCCAACGCGGCGGCTGGCCCAATCGGGAATGTTGCCTCTAAGATGGCCGACTGGGTCCAGGGGGCAGGAGGCCTTGCGTCGCTCACGAAGAACATAGTCCCGGCTGTTCAGAACATCGACAAGCTGATTTTTGCCATCAGTAACACGACGGTGGTCATCGGAGCGTATGTTATCGCGACGGATTCCATGACCATCGCGACGACTTTCTGGACAGGCGCGATTGTCAAAGCAGAGGGAGCGGTCCTCACGCTGGCGACCAGCACCGGGCTGCTCGCGGCAGCGCAGCGGGTCGCGACGGGCGTGACGGCAATGGCGACGGCGTCGAAGACGGCTCTCGCCGGGATCACGTCGTTTCTTGTCAAGGAGACGATGTCGCTGCTCGCGATGGTCGGGCTCGAGACTGCGGTCCAGCGGACGGCGACTGGGGCGACGACGCTGTATACAACGGCCAAGGGTCTTCTCGGCACGGTCACGACCTTCGTAACGGGGGTCATGACGAGGTTCACCGCGGCCATGGGCCTGACGTCGGCGGCCTTGAACGTCACTAGGATAGCGGCGGGGGCGACGACGGTCGCGATGGGTCTTCTCGGTACGGCACTACTCGCACTGACAAGCGGACCTGCCCTCGTAGCCATCACGGCACTTGCGTTTTCATTTGGGGAACTCAGCAAGGCGGTCAGCGATACATGGGCACGCTGGAAAGCTGGAAAGGAAATGGGGGCTGTAGAGTTTTTTACTCAACAGGATGAAGACAACTGGGTCCGCCGTATGTTCGGGATTGGGCAGGCAGCTCGCGACATGCGCGAGAAGGTTGTGGCCAATCTCCAAGCAATGGCCGAGGAAACACAGCGGTGGACGGACAACGTCACCGGCGCGGCGTTGGCTAGGGATGTTGCCGAGCTGACGAAGCGCTGGGAGTCGCTGTCGGATTCGCAACGGCGGAACGCTTTTGTCATGGGGCAGGTCGGCAAAGAGGCGCTCCTGCTGCGGAATCAAGGCATCCCGCTCCTGCATTATGAGCTCAACATCCTTGCCGACGCCGAGGAGAGAAGGACTAAGGTCTTCGAGAAGGGCAAGGGAGGAACCGACGACCTCGTCAAGTCGTTCGTAACAGCGGCGGAAGTCGCGGCGAAGATGCGACAGTCGCTCCGCGAGCTCAGCGTGCAGGCCGAGGGATTTTCACTTTTCGCGGGCGGCGACACGGAAGGGCTCCCGGTGAAGATGCAGCAGGAGTGGCTCGGAGCGCTACAGGCGATCATCGACAAGGGAGGGCAGCTCACCGCATCGCAGCAGCAGGTGTTCGACGTTCTCGACAAGACGGTCGGCAAGACGGCCGAGCTCGCCGGCATAGATGTTGGCCTATCTGAGGTAGCGCGGCAGGTGACGGCGATCGGCGGCGCGTTCGAATTATCAATACCGGCGCTAGAGAAGGTCGGAAAGCATCTGGCCGAGGTTCGGGAGCGTGGCGGCGAGATCCCTGAGGCACTTCAACCAGCGCTCGATAGGTTCGACGCGTTTTCTATGCGTCTCAAGGACACGACGCAGGCAGCGGTCGACTCCCTTGCGGACTTTATCAACAGATCGAGGACCTTCAACGACGTGCTGGCGACGGCGCAGGCTCGGAATCTTCCAGACTATCTGGAGAAAGTTCAGGACGCCGCGGTCGCTCTTGATGACTTGAATCAGGAACTTCAACTGACTTCCGACGCCATTCAGTTCATGGGAGGCGTCGCCAGCATCGGGGCGTTGAAGCTTCAGGAGCTTGGCAAACAGTTGAAAGACTTGAAGGACAAGGGCGTCGCGCTGTCTGGTCCGCTTCAGGAGGCGCTGGACGTTTCCGAGCTGATGGAGTTCGAGCCGTCGACCATTCTCATGCGGATGCGCGAAGCCGGTCTCGTTCCTCAGCTCGAGCTTGATCGCCTCGCGGAGAAGGCTCGCATCACGTACAAGAAGATTCTAGAAATGGGCACGTCGACGCCTGCCATGATCGGCAAGGCTTGGCGCGACATGCGTGAGGCGGAGGATCGAGCGAACGAGGCCGCGATTGAGAAGTGGAGGCGTCAAGTAGCGACTATCTTGGATGTCGGCGACAGCATCCAGCAAGCGGGTAGAGCGATTAACGGGTTTACTGGCCTCGCCGTGTCGGGAATTGGCCGAGTGATTTCCGCTTGGGGCGAAGCGTTGATCGCCGTGCGTAAGTACGCCGAGAACGTCGGCGGCACGGCGACAGGCGGACAGAAGCTTTCGGCCCTCGTCGGCGGCGTCGCTGGGGTCATCGAAGGGACAGGGACAGGGACGGACCTCGAACGGGTGCTCGGCGGGGCCATGTCGGGCGCGGCGGCAGGCGCCGCGATAGGCGCGGCCTTCGCGCCCGCGACACTTGGAGTGAGCATAGCGGTCGGCGCGCTCGGAGGGGCGCTCATTGGCGCGTTCCGCGACGCTGGGCCATCGGCTCGGGAACTGCTTGAGGAGTTCGAGAAGCT